TGTTATATGTGCTGATGTAATTGCTAAGACACACGACCCACTAAAGTTGCTACAGAATATAAAGAAACACACAAAATCAGATTCTAAGGTATTTTTATCTGTTGAATTGTTTGATATTGAATATGTGGACCAAAGAGATGAAAGATTATCCATTGGCGAAAATCATTATCTTTATAGCGATGAATCAATTAAGAAGTTGTTTGACAAAGCAGGTTTCACTGTAGATAGTCAAAGTTATAATGAAAACTCTGGCTTCACTAGCTACATTCTAAAAAACTGAGAGGTGCCGCATGGATACTGTAGGCTCATTAATAGATAAGATGTCAATCACAGAAAAAAGAATGTCCGTAACTTCTGATGCTTCTGTTGAATATGAATTAAAGCAACAACTAGGTTGGATGTTGCTAGAGATTGCACATAATATAATTGATGGATACGCTGATAACCGGCCTCTTATGTTTAAGAAGCATAAAGTATATGATAAAGATGTAAAGAGTTTTGAGAATATGGGGGCTGTTGGTTTGTTGCCCCTTATAGAAACACTAAAAGAGCATAACAATAAACTATGGGAATTAGAAGATATAAGAAGAAACAAGTATCTATCTGATGAAGAAAGACTTGCTGCAGCAGATGAAGTGTCGGTGTATAATAAAAAAAGAAATGACACCATTGATTTAATAGATGAGAATATAAACAGTTGGATAAGCTCTATCAAGTAATGGAGATAAGTTTTGAGAAGCGTCAACTACAAGGAAGATCGAAAAAAAGCTAGCAACATCGGTAAAAGAAAAATAATAAACACATTGGATGGCAGTATTATAGATGGTAAGGATATTGTAAATCTAGATATAACTATTTGCAATTTTATATTACCGAGACTGAGAGCATTTAGATTATACTCAGTAGATAGTTGCCCAATCATAGAATTAGAAGACCCCAATAAAAAGCCAGTAAACATTAGAGGTAGTGAAGAGTATTCTTTGATGTTTGAAGAGTGGTTAAATATACTTGATAAAATGATACTTGCTTTTGAATATTACACACAACCAGAATGTAAGAATAAAGTAAGTACGGAAGAAAAAGAAGAAGTAATAAGAGAAGGTTTTAGTTTATTTGGCAAATACTTAACAGCGTTATGGTAAACATGAAAAAATTTATTATCCTACAATTAGCAGGTTTTGGTGACACATTATCTGCTATTACAAGATTGCCCGCAGTAAAAGAAAAATACCCCGAATATGAAATTGTTTTTTATCTTGGTGGTTATGGTAAATCAGTTGACTTTAGTAAAGAGCAATTAGAACGTGAAGGTTATAAAGCAAACATAATCAAAAATCTAAACTTTCATAATCAGTTGCCAGAGATACGAAAACTTATAAAAGATAATTTCGTTTCTGATGGAGATATATTTGAAGATTGGAGTTTCTGTGATGAGATATTTAGAAACGAAGATCCACCATTTTACAAATATGAAATGAAGTTTCCATACAATTATAAAACAAATGTAGAAACTGAAAAACGTGATAGTGAAACGGTAGTTGCTATTCACCCATTAACAAAATCTGGAAACGCCGAAGGTTTTGAAAGCGATGTTGAGAAGGGAAGATTTTGGACAAGACCTGAATGGAAACATCTTTGTATAAAATTAATGTCAGACGGGCATAAGTTAGCGTTCGTTGGTCATGGTGATGAAGATTGGGGTTTGATAGAAGAGCTTACTAATGAAGGACATAAAGTTTTAGACAAGCGTATGGGTGTAGAGGAAACAATATCGTTTCTGCAAACTGTTGATGGTGGCATTTTTTGTAATAGCTGGGATTGGGAAGTAACTTCTAGAGCAGGCATACCAACTTTTTGCTTTTACACTAAGAATTTTTTCTTTATTCAAAACCACATACCTCACGGCCCGTCAGCAATTTGGGATAATTGTTACATAGAGACAAGAAAATCTATACCATTCTATGATACCAAAAGTAAAGAGCAAACCGAAAAGTTTATTGATAGTAAGTCTGTTTATGATAAATTTAACTATATTATGAAGGCAAAGACTAGACCTATATTTGATTACGATATATGCATGATTTCTTATAATGATTCAATCCATATATCTAAAACATTGGAAAATGTTATACCTTATATAAACAATAAGCTATGTGTAGTCGATGGCGGCTCAACTGATTTGACAGTTGATATTATAAAGAATGAGGTGCCAGAGGAAAAACTAAAATTTAAAGAAATAGCTTGGGATGATAAGTTTGATGTGCAAAAGAATAATTCTTTGGAATTATCTGAAAAAATGTGGGTTGTGTGGATTGACGCTGATGAAACTTATGAACACCTATTTTGGAATCAATTATTTTGGTATATGGCAGAAGCCACACAAACAGGATCTGATTGCGTTAGTGTGTCTAGAATAAACACCTATACAGACGTAGAAGATATATCTATAGTTAAAAAGTTTGCTGAAGATAAAGGTTGGGAAGTTAATGGTTTTGGTTGGGTCAATTATCCAGATTTCCAACAAAGAGTTTTTAGAAATAATATGAGATTTGAGGGAAGCGTGCATGAGGTAATAAAAAAATGTGGATTGCAAATGATACTCTATCCTGTAAATTGCATACATAAAAAAACTTTAAGAAAGCAAATAGATTCACTTAAAATGTATGAAAACATAGAAAGGGATATTGCTAATGTTTGACCCAAACGACTTGCATATATGCCTAATAGGAAACAACGAGCAATATAACCTATATATAAACTTAGACATAATAAGAAAAAATTATTCTTTTGGTGATAAGATTTGGATTACTAGCTTGTATAATGGTAAGAAAAATGATTTACAAACTGGTATGGGTGAGAACAATTATATACCACTAGAATACAACAGAGGTTATCAACTTGGCGCTTTTGATTTGTTTGGTGAAGCTATTCGTATGGGTAGATTGGTAAACAGAAAATATACCATAGTTATGAATTTTGATGTGTGGATACTTGGAGAGCAGGCATTAGTTGATACTATGAATGAATTTATCGCTTCCGAAAAGTTTTTTATGACAGGCGAAGACACAGAACATAATAGACCATTCTGTGATATTGTTATTTATAATACACAGAATATGCCTAATCTAAATAAAAATATGGTTGAGGATAGATTGTCTGAGGGCGAATGTTTAGAGGAGTGGTTGTATCATTCTATGTGTGTTTCTTATATAGGTGAAGATTTTTCTTACAGGGAAAACATTCTTGACCCTTATTGGCACGTTATGGATAGAGGGGATTACCCCTACCTTTGGTCAGAAAAATCAAAACTTCTGCATACACATCATGTTTCTTTAAAGAAAAAACTACTACTTGAAAATAAAATAACGAATGGTAATTTTGTAAAAGGTTTTATAAAATGAATTTAAAAAATAATTTTGCTATAATGCAAGGTGAAGTTAAGCCTATCATCATACATCACACCAACGAATTGACATTAGGCGGCACTGAAAAACTTATAGAAACAAATATGCCATTCTACTTAGCTGATAGTAACTTTGACCATTATCTTGCTTATAGGTCTTATGGTGATTTATCAAGAGAAGAAAACTTTAAGAAGATATTGCCAGCAAATAGAATGTTGTCTTATAATGATGAAGAGCATTTCGTTAGTATGGTAAAGGATATAAAACCTTTTATTATACACAGATATGCCGCTGGGATTCCAGAGTTTCCATTTGTGCCAGAGATAAAAAAATATACAAGTCGCTTTGTATCTACATCTACTTTTGGCGACCAAGACAACACAATAGAAATAGATAGAGTCGTTTATGTATCAGACTGGGTTAAGAAAAATGTTAGAAATAGGGATAAAAACCACATAACAGTAACTATTCCTGTGCCAGCGCCTGTATCCGACACAGACCTAAGAGAAGAATTAGGTATACCTCAAGACGCTTTTGTGTTTGGTAGAATAGGTAGAGATGCTGACAACATATATAGTCCACTTGCTGCAATGGCTATATCAAAATTACAAGAAACTTACGACAATATATATTTTTTGGTTGTAGCTCCATCAAAAAGATTGGAAGAAGATATACTAAAATACAATGTGAAGAATTTTAGAAAGATAGATAGGACAACAGACGCACATAGAATATCATCTTTCTTCAACTCTATTGATGTTATGGCTCATAGTCGATTGGATGGTGAATGTAATCCTATGAGTATTTGGGAGAGCTTTGCTCATGGTAAACCAGTGGTAAGTCATTATGGTTTTCCATATAACGGCCACATAGAAATAATTCGTGATTGTGGATTTGTTGCGTTATACGAAGACGTAGAAATGTATTATAATATAATCAAGAAATTTGTTAATAAAGAATTTGATTATGAGCAGCTATCTAAAAATTGTGTAAAAAATTGGAAAGAAAATGCTACCCCAAAACTGGCAAGCTCTCAACAATTAGAAATATACAAATCATTGAAAGTAGGATTTTGAAATGAAAAAGGTTTTGATAACCGGTGTTGCAGGTTTTGTCGGAAGTCACACAGCAAGAAGGTTTTTGGATGAAGGTTGGATAGTATATGGTATAGATAATTTTTCCAAGGGGTATAAAGAAAATATAGAAGATATGTTGCCTAATGGTAATTTTATTTTTATTGCTGCCGATATAAGGGATGTGAATTTAGCTAAGCGTTATGCGCGCATTGAGCTTGATTGTGTTTATCATCTTGCCGCTGTTGGTGATATACCTAAATGTTTGTCTGACCCAGTTGATGCTGTAAATAATAACATTGTAGGTAGCCTAAATATATTAGATGTGGCTTATAAAACAAACGCAAAGCACATATACTTTGCCGATACTTCTGCCGTGTATGATGGCATTTCAGACGAGCGCATATTCCCACTACGAGAAAACGCAGCACCTAATAGTTATTCACCTAATAGCGTATATGCCATTACCAAAACTTGTGCCGCTTCACTACTACAAACATTCTGTAAGAGATTTGGTATAGGTTATACTGGTTTTCGTTATTCCAATATATATGGTCCGTCAATGGATTTGACTAGAGAGGTGCCACCAGTTATTGGTGGGTTAGCTAAAAAAATTATAAACAGTGAGCAACCTATTATATATGGTGATGGTAGTAAAGTTAGAGAGTTTGTTTATATAGACGACTTAGTAGATTTACATTATACTATGTCCGAGCAAATGGATAGTAAAAGAATAATAACTCTGAATGTCGGATCTGGTAGACCCATAACAATAAAAGATTTATATTATGTAGTTTGGGATATATGCAATCAACTCAAGCTCGGCGCTGTTACTGCTAGAGATGATATTGATTGGCGACCTGAAAGACCAGATGAAGCTAAACGAGTGGAGCTTGACCGTAGCGTAACAAGAGGTATTAGCAATGGTTGGGACGCAAATACTTCTCTTGAAGATGGTATAAGAAAAACAATAAAATCAATTATGGAGTGATATGATAGAAGACAAATCATTTTCTGTTGAGTATATAGATAGTACAATAAATCTTTTAAAAGAAGTGAATATAAAACAAATAGAAGGAGTGGTGAGGCAAGTCAAAAGAGTTAGATCTCTCGGTGGCCGCATTTTTTTTGTTGGTGTTGGTGGTGGAGCCGCACACGCTTCTCACGCTGTAAACGATTTTAGAAAGTTAGCTGGTATAGAGAGCTATTGTGTAACAGACAACGTTTCTGAACTTACTGCAAGAGTAAATGATGATTGTTGGGAAAATAGCTATGTTGAGTATATTAGAGTAAGCAACCCCACTCATAAAGACCTTGTGTTTATTTTTTCTGTTGGTGGGGGTGATAAAGAAAAGAATGTTAGTAACAACATTGTTAATTTGCTAGAATATATAAAATACAACACACAGACTAGAATCGTAGGTATAGTTGGTCCAAACGGTGGTTATACAAAAGACGTTGCTAATTCTTGTGTTGTTATACCAGATATGCTAAAAAACATTACACCACATACTGAAGGACTACAATCTGTAATATCTCACCTAATAGTAACCCACCCAGATATATGTAAAAATAAGACTACATGGTAATTATGTAGTTATATAAATCTCAAAGTTTTATTATAATAGTAGACAAACAAAGGAGTTTTTATATGTCAGAAGAAAAGACAGATAATCCGTGGTCTTGCAAGGCTTGCGGCTATGAATCGGAATCAGGCGAAAAGGTATTGTCCCTAAACATGGGTGACTCTTTTCAAGCACTTGTATGCCCTAACTGCATGACTATTCAATTACCACCTCCCATCTACGAAGAATTTAGGCGAATGATGGAATCTAGTATTGTGAGGCCCACATAATGAATATGCAAGCAGGTATGGCCGAAGCCATGCAAGAAAAAGCCGAAGGTCTAACGGACGAAGAAAAAGAAGAATTCAAGTGGTATAAGAAGATGAAGCACCGCGATTTTATAAAGAGAAAAAGACAACGTGCTATGCAAAAGTCTTCACGGAGAAAGAATAGAAAGTGAATCTCCGACCAAAGGCAAAAATAAAGATATTGGTTATACAAACAAAAGAGTATGACTATCTTACTGCCAACCTAATAGAAGGCTTACATGAGCTAAGTAAAAAAGATTTTTGCTTAGATTTTAAATGTGTTGAAGATAGTAATTACGCTTCCTTTTACGCAGACCATGTTGTGCCATCATCAGATATTGATTTATACGCTAATCAATCTGATTTTATAATAGCTACATCAAATAGATTTGTTAGGTATGATTTAGTACAAAAGTATAGTTCCCTTGGCAAAAAAATAATATTTTTAGACGGAGCTGATGAAGGTCATTTAATTTATTCTCCTCAAAATTTTTATATGTATCTTAAGAGAGAGTGTCATTTAGAATATACCCAACAACATAAAAATGTTAAGCCTTTTCCTTTCGCGGCAGAAAACCGTTACTTCTTACAGTCTAATGATTACAATAAAGATTTTGATAAATTGTGGGCTGGTAAGAGTAACGGTTTATGTTGTCTTATGAAAGCTGATGAAAATCGTAAGCATAGATTTGAAATAAAAAAAGCTATTCAAGAAAAATATGGTGATACTGATTATTATATTGGTGGACATGTTCAAGATAGTGCAAAAAACCCTACTTATAGCTTTATAGGGCAGTTTCACAACGAAGCATATTATAAAACGCTTCTTAATACCAAGATATGTGTTGACGCTTGGGGTGCTGGTAAGTGGACGAGCAGATTTTTTGAGGGATTGGCAAATGGTTGCCTAGTTTTCCAACAATCGCTTCAAGATTTTACCTATTGCTCTGAATTTTTAGATGGCAAAGACGTAATATTTTATTATAATATAGGTGAATTGTTAGAAAAAATAGATTATTATCTCAATAATGATGAAGAAGCCAAACAAATCGCCCATAACGGGTATCAAAAACTTATCCAACATCACAAATCCGTCCATAGAGCGGAGTATTTAGTAGACTTACTAAGAAAGGTTATTTAAAGTGGGTATCAAGCATTATTCTGACTTGACAGAAGAAGAAATTATTTGCTTACGAGGTTATTTAGAATCTAAAACCAAGGCCAAGTTGTCCATCAAGGTAGATGGATCTGCTAATATTGGATTTGGTGTAGATGAAAATGGTAACGTATATGTTGCTCGCAAAGTAAAAGGCCAAGATAAGAAAATTTATGACCCTAATGACTATCCTCAATCACCACAATACAATGCTATTAAAACTGCTGCCGCTGCTATTCTTAATTCTTCAGAAGCTATAACTAATGTTTTAAAAGTTGGAGATTATGTTAACGCTGAGGTTTTATATGAATCTACACCAAATGTCATATACTATGGTGATTCAAACTATATTTTTATGCATGATGAAAGATTCAATGGCTTATCCGAAGAAATTTTTAGTTATGATACTTTTGTTTATAAGGTAAAAGACACTAGCGTAGATCCTGACGATGCCGTCGTTTCTAAAATTTCAGAGCAAGGCCAGTATATTGTAAAGACTAACCATCCAATTAATTTAGAAATACCTCATTTCCGCCACCGTAGCCATGGCGTAATTCTGCCATCTGGTGAGTCCATACTAAGTCTTATAGACGACACTCTGTTATCTCAGGTGTGGCCAACTGAAGCAAAACCTTTCCATGAAGGTATTGTTATCGAATATCCAAATCTTATTTTTAAGGTTGTCGGGGATTTCCCCAAGCTAAATAAGGCTCAATGGAAAATCCGTGAATATATTCAAGACGGATACACAGATGAAGCCGGTTGGGTGTACGGCCTGCGTTATCAGTTTTTCAATAACATCGCTAACGCCATTGATTTGCCTTTGATTAAAGCTCCATCAAGAAAACATCACATAAATAGTAAGTATGAAGGTTATAACTTCTTTGATAGAGTGCTTGAATTGTTATCCGACAAAGAAATTGTTGTTACTGACAAGCATATATCTGATATACATACACTAACCACCACTTTTATTAATGGTAAGTTTTCTGATGTTAGATATCTAATACAAGACGCTGAAACATATTTGCAACCAATTAACTACAGAAAGACTTTAGAGTCTTATGTTTATAACAAAGACTTCTATCTCTCTGTAGAAAAATTTATTGGTAGTCTAGAAGACAGCAATAAAACAAACAATGAAAAATTAGCATCTATTATTTGCTTTATACTAAAAGAAGATATTGTTAAAGACACTTTACTAAAAAAGGTTTGGAGGATCTTAAGTGGCAAGAACAAACAGGCGTAGAGAGCAAGACGTAGAAAACAAATTAGAGCGTAAAAGAAAGCTCTTAAATAACAAAGCATCAAATAAAAAAAAGACAAGTAACCTACGTAACTTAGATTTTAAAAATATGTCGGAAGATGAGCTTGCTGACTTAGATGAAATGTTTGATGAAAAATATTGAGGTGATAATATGATGAATACGTTTTTAGAAGGTTGTATGCATGACAAAGAAAATCAGATTATTGTTATTAATGTTAACGATAGCATTAGTCAAAATGCATTGAAGAAGATTTTTGAAATTATCTTAGCTGACAAACCAAAACCACCAAAAGTAGCTGAAACCGATGAGTAAAAAAAGGGCGATTAATTTCGCCCTTTTTTATTTTGTGGTTTACAATACACATACTTTTTATTATAATATCTCACACTAAAGGTTTTTTTCACTTCACATATAGGAGAGTAGTAATATGCCAATCAATCTTGACCGTATACAAAGTGCTATTGATAGGTTTGATCCAGACAAACGCAATAGCACCAGCACAGGCAGTGAAAATATTATCAAGTTGCCTGAAGGTCAATCAACTATTCGTATCATGCCTTATAAGTATGATGAAGATATGCCATTTAGAGAGTTTAATTTTCATTACAATATTAATGGCCGGACTTTCGTTTGTCCTCAACGTCATGGAGATGAAAATTGTCCTGTTTGTGCTTTTGTTAAGACCACATGGGCAGAATATAATAAGACCGAGGATGAGTCTTATAAGGAGTTAGCTAAATCAATGGGCATTTCAACTCGTGTTTTTATTCCTATCATTGTTAAAGAGTCACCCGATAAGGAGCAAGAGTGGTCGAAGTCTAATAATATTATTCGTTGGTGGGGTGTATCAGCGTCAAGCTCACCACGTAGCACTTACAACAAGATTCTCAACGCTGCTAAGATTGCCCTAAAGCGCGATATCGATATCACTGATATCAAAAATGGTATGGACTTAATTGTCACCGTAGAGAAGGGTTTCAACGGTTGGGTATATCCTGTTGATGTATCTCTTGATGTTACACCATCAACTGCTATTGAAAACTTGACTAAGAATAAGTCTGTTGTTATTGACCTTCTTGATAGTGTAGAAAACATCGACACTATGTTTCCTCTTACTCCTGTAACAGAGATAAAGGAAGCGCTTGCCGCACACCTAAATCCTGCAGGCGAAGAAGAAGAAAACAACGATAGCACTGGCACTACCAAGAGTTTCGCCTCGGTTAAGGAGGACGAGGACGACCTCCCTTTTGATGTAAACTCATCACGCTCTAAGGGTGATGAGGCGAATGAGCAAATACAAAACAAGTTTGCCGGTATACTCGGCAAGTAAATTGACGGGGGCTTCGGCCCCCTTTTTCATTCGGAGTTTATATTGCCACCTAAAAAGAAAACAGCAAAGAAAAAGACAGAAGACGACTCAATATTGGGTGATCTTATTGTCAAAGAATTAAATACTAAAATGGCCGGTTCTGCTTATGTATTCGGCAAAGATGATACACCAACAGAAGTAAAGCGTTGGTTGACCACAGGCTCTGCGCAGTTAGATACTATTATAACTAATGATGCAGAGAAGGAAGGTGGTATACCAGTTGGCAAGCTCGTAGAAATAAGTGGAGAATCACAAACGGGTAAGTCAATGCTGTCGTATGTTATTCTAAAAGATTGTTTAGACAAGGGCGGTATACCAGTATTGATTGACACAGAAAACGCTGCTAATATAGAATTTCTGCAGCTCATTGGGTTAGACCCTATAGAAACAAATTTCTGTTTGATACAATTAGATACGGTAGAAAAAGTATTTGAAGCTATAGAGAATATGATAAAGCTAATCAAAGCAAACGAACCAGATCGTATGGTTTGTATTGTTTGGGATTCTATTGCCGCTACATCTACAGATCAAGAAGTTAGAAACGATTATGATGAAAACACAATAGGTCTAATGGCTCGTAGAATGGGCCAAGGCTTGCGTAAAGTTATTAGGCTTATTGGCACACATAATGTATCGCTCGTCTTTCTCAACCAAGTTAGGAAGAATATAGGGGTTATGTTTGGTGATGACACTATAACACCTGGCGGTAGTGCTGTACCTTTCTTCTCTTCACTTCGTATAAAGCTCATCAACGCTGGCAAGATTACTGTTGGTAATACAGTTGCTGACAAAAAGACCATCGGTGCAAAGGTAAGAGCGAAGATTATCAAGAATCGTTTTGGGCCACCACTAGGTCAATGTGAATTTAAAGTCTATTATAATAGAGGCATGGTTGACCATGAAGATTGGTTGGAAGTGCTAACCAAAGCAGGTCACATAAATAAAATAAGCGCTCAGAAAAGTGCTATTACAGTAGACGGTAAAACTCACGAATTTAAGAACAAGGATTGGCTTGAGTATGTTGATAACAATCCAGATTTCAAAAAAGCAATTACACCTCTGCTTAGAGAATCGCTTGTTGTAAAACGACACAAAGAGCAGTTTTCCTACTCAGATGAAGTAGTAGAAGCAGTAGAGAGCGAAGAAGAAATTTGAAATTTTTGCTCAAAAAAATAGCTTGACAGTGTATCTAAATTTTTTTATATTATAGTAAGAATTTTGTATTATATTTCTGAAAATTGTATTATATTTATAGTGAAATGGTTATTTTGTATCCCAACTTAAATCCTTGTTTTAAAAAATGCACAAAGTGTGCCATATGGATTTCTATGCTCTAAAGGATGTGTTATGTCTAAAAAAGTTATGTTTGTAGATTTGATGAATATGTTTGTCCGTAATTTCTCCGCTGTTACTTTGACTAATGTCAATGGTGAGCACGTAGGTGGTTATTATGGCACACTAGCTAGTATACGATCCCTTATAGAAAAGTTGGAAGTTGATGAGGTTGTGATAGCTTGGGAGGGCAAGCAATCAGGCGAACGCCGCAGAAAAACTCTCACCACTTACAAAGAAGGTCGTAAGATGGTTGGACTAAATCGTATCTTTGAGAATGATGAAGAAGACGAGCGAGAATCACTAGTTCGTCAGATAAGTCTGCTCAAGGAAACATTTGAGTTTTTACCTTTCCACCAAGTAGCAATCCAATACCAAGAAGCTGATGATGTTATCGCTTGGATGGCTAATAACACCTTTGATGGGTATGAGAAGATTATCGTATCCACTGACAAGGATTATTACCAATTAGTAAGCGATGATATATCTGTGTATAGACCTGTCAAGGTAAACAAAAAGCACGGACAGATGATTGATATGGAGTATATGTTGGAGTCCGAAGATTGTTATCCTCCTAACTATACCCTTATCAAGTCTGTTTGTGGTGATAAGTCTGACAAGATAGATGGTGTGCCAAGAGTTGGTGAGAAAACCTTCAAGAAGGATTTTCCATTCTTGTCTAACACCACACAATATACTGTAAATGATATACATGAGCACGCTGTTGAGCAAGTAGCACAGAAGAATAAGAAGTATCAGAAGTATGTTGATAACAAAGAATTAATAGAAAAGAATTACAGTCTTGTGCAACTACATGATGTAAACGTTACTATACAAGATATGGATGCGATTACTTATATTGTTGATAACAACAAGCCTAAGTATAACCCAATGAAGTTTCGGTTGAAGTTGTTAACCGAAGATATATCACCTAAAAACATTTCCGATTGGACGACCACTTTCGGTAATCTAAAAAATACACAGGAGATGCAAAATGTCTGATAATCAAAACTTTGAATCGTTTGGATTAAAGTTTCAAACTTTAGTGCTTAAGGCGGTTATGACAGACAGAAAGTTTTTTGAAAAGATTTATGAAATACTTAAAGAAGATTATTTTACTTATGAGCCACATAGAGCTATGTGGAGCGAGGTGTCTAAACTATATAGTAGATATGATGCTGTGCCTACATATGATATGCTTAAGACAGAAATAGTAAACTATCCTGATGGAGAATTAAAAGAATCAATTCTTACTATTTTGGTAGATCTAAACACTAACACAAATATTTCAGAAATGGAATATACCAAAGACAAAGCTTTTGAGATGTGCAAGAATGGCTCTATGCGTAATGCTATTATTAATTCCGTTGAGCTGTTGAAGGAAGGCAAATACGAAGAGATACAAAAAACTATTGAGAATGCCTTGAAGATTACATCAGAGACCGATTTAGGACATGAGTATTTTACTGGACTATCAAATAGGTCTGTCGTGCAAAAGAGAGATCCGGTGCCTACAGGTTTTAAAGCATTGGATCATAACGAAGTCCTTGATGGTGGACTAGCACCTGGCGAATTAGGAATGGTTATGGCTCCAACTGGCGGCGGTAAATCATTCTTTCTTGTCAATCTTGGATATGGTGCCTTATCCTCTGGCAAAAACGTTGTCCATTACTCTTTTGAGTTAAGCGAGAAAAACATCGGACACCGTTATGACGCTCGTATCACCGGTATTCCCGTAAAAGAATTGTATAGCCGAGTGGATGAATGGTCCGAAAGACTTGAAAAGTTTTCTAGTGCTAATATGGGTAAACTTGTAATTAAAGAGTATCCAACAAAATCAGCGACAGTAAATACTTTAAAGTTTCACATCGGCAGATTGCAAGCTGATGGTTTCAACCCAGACCTTATTATAGTAGATTATCTTGACCTAATGAAGTCTCGTAGGGGTTATGAGCAAAAGCGCTTTGAATTAGAAGCTATTACAGAAGATATTAGAAGTTTTTGTATGGAGTCACAACTACCTGTGTGGACAGCGACACAAACAAATAGAGAAGGATTTAATGATGATATCATTACTATGGACAAGATTGGCGAAGCTATTAGTAAGGCTCAAGTTGTTGACTTTTTCGGTACTTTCTCACAAAAGTATTTTCACATTGGTAAGAACCGAATGGGCACTGCTAACACTAATTTTACTATCAATATTGATTATGGAAAGTCTTTGATAAAACTTAATGATATGGCAGAAGAGCAACAAGAAAACAACCCTTTAAGTAACTTATTAGAAAAATCAGAATCTAATGTAAGTAGTAAGTTTAGCGACTTGTATAGAAAACATAAGGATACGATATAATGCCAGAAAGATACAGCGTGATGAGGACTAGTAGGTATGGTAATCAAGGAGCAAATGTGCAACAATTATATTCTGTGATGAGAAGAGATATAAAACGCACAGATGATGTAATACGAGTAGCAACGGACATGGCTAACAAAGATAAACCAGCTACTAATGAAACAATATTTTACGATGTTGTTTTGATAAATGATATGGGCGAACAAGAAACAATCAAGTCAATAGAAGTGGAAGGGAAGAAAAGTATCTAATGCCAACATATGATTTCATTTGTGAAGATTGTGATAATATTTTTGAGGTATCAATAGCTATCAAAGACTATGATAGGTTCAGAAAACAAAGTTGCCCTCAGTGTGATAATATAGAAAATGTTAGACGACATTACACACCGACTGGTATCAAGTTTGGAGCAGGTTTTTTCAAAGATGGTTATAGGAGTGCAAAGGATGTAGGTCC